GCAAGCTGGCCCGTGCGAAGGTGGCGGTTAGGATCGGTCATTACTACTGTGTTTTCTCAAAAAAACGCAGACGCTCACTTTCATCGAGCCAGCGTATCGCGATCCCGCCAGCCCAACGCACCGTCTTAGAGCGCCCGCGTTTACGCTTTTGCGCAAACCGTGGCTGACCCACTACCTGAGCACAGTACAGGTGCCGCACTGTGCCCTAAAAAAATCCTACGATCGGTGGTCGTAGGCCGCCCTCTACCTGCTAGTCCAGTAGAGGACTCGGCGCATGCACTTCTAGCAACCTGCCTGCCAGTTGCTAGGTGCCAGCGGTGGCCAGTTCGCCTTTGGTAGTTTATGGTCCTACATTTGCGTTAGTGACTTCGCCGCTGGACAATGCAACCTTCCTGCTGCTTTACTCCCACTTTCACAAGTGGGTACAACCTGTCAGCCGGGCTTGTGACCGGCCTGCCGCATTACCCCAGGTTGCAACCTGGGTCACTCTGCGCTACTGAACCATTACATACGCATCAATAAAATTTCTCACTCTTCTATGCACTTCACGATTACTTCGATGTTATGCTCTTGCTCTATCTCGCTTGCCAGCTCGACTGCTGCTTGATGACCCAACGGACCGTCAAGATTAAGAATCTCACCACCAGCATTGTAGATGTTGTATCTCAGCCGACCCATGATTGGCTGCTCGAAGATTGGCTCTACCCCGTCAGCATCAGCCCCAAGATACACACCATCATTATCAAAAAATTCGTGAAAGCTGATTCCTCCGTATACTGATTCTCCATTGCTCCATCGCACAAATGTCAGGCTATCCAAATCGTATTTTTGTCCTTTTGTCAACATTTCTCGTTCCATTTTTTTAATTACCCTGAATCAACCCACTCGACCTCAGCAACCAAAGAACGCCCTGGCTTCTTCGCAGACTGGATGCGATTCAACCAGCTCCTCAAAGCTGTCGAATGTTTCGTCTTCACTGACTGGGTGGACGAGTACAAACTGATTGTTGACCAACTCAATACTATAATTCTTTCCGGTGAATGTTTCGTTCGTCATTTTTCTTTCCTTTTTTCAATTGTTTCTGATTCAACCTTACCCTAGTAAGTATATCGTCGGTTCCCCATTGATTCAATAGGGTAACACCCAAATTACAAAAGATTTCTCAAAATAGTCCCGAAAATGCAGTTTTCTCAAGGAAATATAGGGAAAATTATTTTCGAGAATCGTAGGGAAAACGCTTGTTTAGCCATGCCTGACGCCCTGGACAACCGCAATCTTTACCGAGTCGCTCTAATGCTTGCTTGATTTTTCGCCCACCTACATTGGCTAGTAGTCGCTCAAGTGTATCGCCTACGCCAATTTCACCTGGTCGCCTCATCCAAGCAATCCAGTTTATGAGCCTGCGGTTGTCGCTGGTATTTTTTTTCGGTTGTAATTTTGTTGTTGCGCTGGCTTCGATATGCACAGTCGCACCGCATTTGACACAGACAACAGTCGTCGAGCGTGTTGCATGGTGCGGCCATTGGCAGGTGGGGCAAGGCGTCATACTCCCTCCCATTCAATGGTGATTGGCGTTGTCAGTGCCGTATTGATTGTCGCATCTACATCAGTCCAAGTACTTGAATGCGATCCGCTAGATGCACAATATGGGACTTGTGAATTGGCGACCGAGATAAAGTTGTTGCCGCCCGTGTACCCGACAAGTGCCGCGTAGCCTGCAACAGCGAATACACTCAGTAGGCATCGACTCTGACCGACATCGTAAAGCACCACGCTAATGCGTTTGCTCACTCGATACCATTCCGTTGAGCCATAGGTAAAGCACAGCACTGGAGGATCAACAGCTTCGTAGTACGTCCACAGCTTTTGTGTTGCCGTGTCGATTGCGAGGTCATCGCTGTCTAGAATGTACGTTCCGTTGAGACTACTCGAACAGCCTGCAACCTGCGTTACTGTCACAGTCCATTCGGTGATCGAATCGAGTGATTCCAGGCAGCTCGGACCATCGTTACCGTCGCAGCATTCAACATCTGTACGCCTGGTGAATGTTTCACGATCCGCTTCAGTCCAATTTCCATTTGGTGTGCAAACGACCTCTAAAACGTACTCGCCATTTGCCGGATACTGGATAACTCCCGATAATCCGCTGGCAACTACAACGCCATCCTTTTTTACTCTCGCATACGTCGTATCATTTGTCGTCCATCGCAAAAAGCAGTCATCGACAAATAAATCACCACGGCAGCAACAGTTGCCAGTATCACAGGGCTTGCTTGAATAATGAGCCACCATCAACTCACCGTAAAAGTTCGAGTGTGTTCGATCGCGCAGCCCTCATACGGTCCAGTAGTCACAACGCCAGTGAACGTCGCTACATACGTCCCAACATCTCCGCACGTCCCGTCTATTTCCAGCTCGGTATCGCCAAGTCCTGATCGCACTTCAATCGACGTTGGCAATCCCGTTACCGAAGTAAATACGCAATCTTCACAGTAAAGCGTCTCTTGGAAAAATACGTTGACATCCACGCTTGCACTGCTCGTAGCAGGCGACGGGTCGTTAATCATCCATGCCTCGAGCGTAACATAGTCATCAGGGTCAGGACATTCGCACTGGTAGTACAGCTCGATCGTGTACCAGACGTCGCATTCATTCGTTACCGATGTGCCCTTGAACGTCAGCAGATAGTGGCACGGATAAGGCTTGCACTCTGCCGAGTCTGTTGGCGTGCCTGATAGTACGCCGGTCGTAGCGTCGTAGCTCAGGCCAGTCGGCAATGTTTCGGCAGATGGCGTGCATGGTGCAGGATCAGGGCAGCATTCTTCGATAGAATCTAGCTCAACATCTCCCGTTGTCTCGTAGCCAAATATTTGAATGAATACAGGCTCGTCTACAGTCAAATAATACTGCGTGTTGCTGCTGTAGAGTCTCGAATCTTCTGGATCGCAAGGTACGACTTTGAGAGTGAACTCAACGGATATCTCGCAGTTGTTTGGCGATGTTGTGCCGTCGATTCTGACAACCCATGAGCCTTCAGTAGTACACGTTCCGCTGATTACGCCGGTCCCTGAGTTGAAGCTGAATCCAGGTGGTAGCCCACTCCAATTTGTTATCGTTACGTCCGTGAGAATTACCGTATGCGAGTATGCCACGCTCACCGTTGCATCTGGTGGAGAGTCAGGATCAATCGAACCCGTGCCGACATCGCAAGGATTAATTGTAAGATTAAAGGCAACTGTAATCGGGCATTCATTGACTTCGCTTGTGCCTGTGATGACGACCGTAAAAACGCCTGCTTCGAGTGGCGTTCCGCTTATTTCACCTGTTACCGGATTAAACACCAAGTTATCAGGCAGTCCCGTCATTGCAGGATTAGCCGTCAGTGCATCCCATGTTATCGTATGGGTGTAGGCTTCGTTCACCGCTCCATCTGGTACAGTGCCTTCGTCGATAAACGAATCGCCAACATCGCAGGAAGTATCGGGACACGGACCTTGCAAGAATCTGCGATTGAGTGCGAGGCAAATATAATCAGCAGTCGCACCAGCGGGACGATTCCAGCTTTTGTCGTGAGTGATTGTGACCGCAGTGCCGGTCGGATTGTAGACGGTTCCTGTTTTGTCGCAGCGTCTAGCCAACGTGCCTTCAGGGTCGTAGTCTTCTATGAATTTGTAGAAGGCTATTTCATCTCGCGCGGATGGACGCAAATGAAGGGGTGTTACCTTTTCGACAAGCTCAATACGACTCAATAGCTGCGTTGCATCGTTCTTGTTAAAGCCATAGGTAAACTCATTTCGTCCATTCATTGCAATTCCAAATTAGCTTACGCACGGTCCCTGAACGAAAACCCACTCGTCATCGACCATTGCGAACAGTCCGATATAGTCGAGCGGTGCACCATCAAGCAAGCCTTCCCAGTTGACGAGATTGACCGGTGAACCGCTCGTTGTTCCGCTGTACGTCGAGACAAGTCCTGTGATTGTCGTCGCTGTCACTACTGCTGCATTGAGCTTGAAGAATTTGAATCGAACCGCACCGCTGTTACCGCCGGGCATACGAACCGGAGTTGAGCTTTCCTCTAATCCGATAAGGCTAACCAGAGATTCTGCGTCCTGCTTATTAAATCCGTAGGTCGATTCGTCCTGCACACTCATTATGGCTTTTGCACTCCAAGTACATACGGATCGAACAGCAGTTGAGCCGCTGTCTTGCCACCACCGAGGACCGTTAGATAGCTTGCTGTTGCAAGATCGCTGTAGGGTGCTATGGCTCCTACGTTGGCTGATACTATGTAGAGCTGCGTTACTGTTAGCGTTGCTCCTAAATCGACAACTGCCCCAGGCTTAGCGTATAGAAACTTGCCGCTTGTTGAGGCTGGAGTAAGCACAAGTCCTTTACACTCCGCCTTGGCCGCTGTGTCGTTCGCGTCACATCGATAACCTGTGCTGCCATCGAGATAGATAGGCTGCCCTTGCGTAAGAGATTCGCCTGCTGTACCCTCACCGTATGGCCCGCTAATTAGTTTTACATTTGCCGCTGTTTGAGAAATATCCGCCATTGGTTACACTCGCAAAAAGTCGTTTAGGTCTATTTCGGTAAACTGATCAAAATATAGTGTCTCTGCTGGACCATCCGGGTCGGTTGTCTTTCCTCCACTGCCATTTAATGGCCCAAGAATAACTCCACCGTTACCGTTGTTGCTTAGGTAATCTTTTTGGGTGCCGTCTTCAATGTAGTAATACCCAGTATCCGCCATTTTTTTTCGCCAGTCATCTTTTTTGTAAATAATCTTGTATTGCGTAAATCGTAAGCGTGATCCATAAAAGTTACCAATGACGCTATTGAGAACGGTAAGTAAGCACGTTTTCGGCTGCCGACCCTTAAAATCTAATGAGTTTATAGTTTCACTTCGCTCTAGTATTTCTTCATCCGTGACGGTTGCTGGTTCAAATTGGTAGAACTCCCATACTGGCAGTAATCTTGTTCTTGTCATTCCTTCAGGAAACTGCGCTCCTGCACTGTTCTTGATTGGTGCACCGTTTACATCAACAGTAAAATGCTCCACATATCGCTCGTATTTTGTTTCATAGATCGGTACCCACGATGTCGGCAGTGATGCCTGTGGGTTATTCGATGGCTGGCCAGTGTTTGCATTTTCATCTACCTCACTTGAGAACGTGCAAACCACTTTCCAATACTTTGCATTTCCCGTCATTTTCTCAGCGGTCAGTGAACGACATAATCCGTAGCCGCTGGGTGAAAGAGTATCGTTTACTATTGGCAAACCAGGGGTATTGATTACGGTCAAGTAATCTTCGTTTGTGGTTGTGCTAACGACGATAAACGAGTACGTTTCGTCTAATATCGGCATGCCCTTTGACGATCGCACACTGCAACTGCCTTCTCGCGTAAATGAAGTGTCTTTAATTGTCGTGCTCATTATCTAATCCGCTTGAATCCGTTCTCTTTTGAGATGTCCACTAACTCGCGCAATACTTCAATTTGTTCCGCCAACGCCTGATTTTGCTTTTGATTCTCCTTCAGTATTTCCGCTGACTTCTGAGCTATCTGTTCATCCGTTGGACCTACGTTCTGAGGCACTCCAGACATCGACCGATTTCTATTCTGCAAGTCTGCTTGATACTTCACATACTCTGCGGAACCTATTTCCATTCCAGTTGGTGATCGTCCAGCATCATCCCGTAACTTCTTGGCACGCTGGTTTTCCTGCTCAAAATATTGATGGGCCTGCTGGATTGCGTTTTGTGCCGCTGAGGAAAATTGATCTTCAAGAGCTTGCATGTGCTCTTCAAAAAGCCGAATGTGGGCGTCAGCCATCTGTTCTGCTGAGTCAACCACGTCCTCTATTTGCTGGTTGTCAAGTTTTATTGATTCGTTCTGTAATCGCTTTCGCTCTTCGTATACTGCAACGATTGCATCGCGAGCTTTAGTTACTGGGTCTTCAATTCCACTCAACAAATCGACCGCTGCTGATATCTGTCCGCTCGCAATCAACGGTGCTGCTGTTGCCATCCTGAGTATATTCTCAGCCATTTCAGCAGTCATTGAGGCCCCGACTATCAAAGAATCAACCACATCTCTGGTTGATACACCCGAAGCCTTAAGGGAGTGCAGAAAACTAAGCACATCATTTGCAATTAGCGTCAATGCCGGTGCCAACTCGGCCACCACTTGGCTAGTTAGCCCGTCCACAGCTCGCTGCACATCATGCCACCTGTCGTTGTACTGCCCGATCCCCTCTATCTGAGCTTCTGTCAATCCATTAAATCGCGTCCAGTTGTCCACTAGATTTCCGATTTCAGCCGAACCTGACTGTAAGACAGCAAGTAATTCGATACCCGATTTACCAAAAGCCTCAGATGCAATCTTTGCTCGCTCTGACTGTGTTGCTGCCCGCTGGACTTCATCAGCCACACGCATGAACGCCTGTGCTGCCGATTCTCCTGGCTCGACCATGCCTTTCTTCAGCATTTGACCGAGAGCCTTATCGAGTGCTGCTGCCGCGTCTGCACCTCCCAACCGTTCAGCCGCAAATGTCAGGCTACCCATATCGTTGAATGTTACGCCGAGCTTGTGCGCTTTGTCGTTGGCATCGTCAAGCCGCTCCGCCACATTGTCAAATTCCCGCCACAGGTCGCGGATAGGCTGGATCACGTCACCGACCATTGCTACTGCGTTGCGAACTCCAGTCAATATATTGCCAATCTGCGAAAGTCGCTCCATCAATGGAACGTGTTTTTCCATTGAAGAGTTGGCAGCTTCCATTTTTTCGCGTTTCGCATCGAGCAATCTACTGTAAGTCTGCTCGGAGATTGCACCGCTATTAAGTGCCTTTGTTAGCCTATCCTGTTCGCGTGCAAAATCTTCTGTTGGAGTTCTAGCTGCCTCAATATCCTTAATCAGCTTTCGTGTTTCCGTTCGCGATATCTTGGCACCATCGATATAGTCTTTAGCATCCATGCCGAAGCCGACTGAATAAGAGTTAATGGAGGTCGCCATTATCCGAATGCCTTTTCTGCTTGCTTCTGTGCCTGCGCAAACCTTACCTTCAGTTCTTCAGCGGTCACTCGTTCATTGCCGGTCGATTGCACTTGATCCACCCAGCTACCTGGCATGACGCAACGCTGAATGGCCTTTACGAACTTTTCGATTTCTTTGAGTTCTCCACCCTGCCGGCACGCCAGATAGTAGAGCAATCCAATAATCTGCCCGAGCAACTCAGACTCATTACCAAATGGCTCCAGCCGGTAGTATGCCAACCAGTTTTCAAATACTCTTTTTGGACAATCCTCCAACCACTGTTCGGCATCCTGCACGCCGAGGCGTAGACCCAACCTATGAGCAAGCGTTAACTCTGGGTTGAGTCTGAGTCTTTTGGGTCGCGCTGAATGTCCTCACTGTCCAGCCCGCATAGGCTTAAAATCACTTTCATCAATGGGCCAGTGATCTGCCTTGGCACGCCACCCCAATCGTCAGGTGTCATGTCGGTGGTTCCATCCTCATCAGCCACACAAGAAGATAACAATTCCCGATCTAGCTTGTCACCGTTCAACGTGCCCTTTGCGTTTCGGCATTTTGCCATTACAGCAGATACATCGTTTAGGCTTTTACCTGTTACAGTAAACTTTTCACCTGCAATAGTGACTTGCTCCGATGGACATTTCCTCTTTTGTAATTTGGCCTTTAGGCTCATTCGCTTTCATCCTCCGAGTAACCCGCATTAGCGTTGACAATGGCAACCAGCTCTTCCAGTCCCGGAGGTGCAAGTCCTGCGGATACTGGCTTACCAAGTTGCTTGGCACACTCAGTCGCCACTGCATCGCAAAGTTCCTGCGGAAAGCCGGAGAGTGGCAGGAAGTGGGTATCGCCAACGTACCCACACTGCACCATCTTTCCGGTTTCCGAGTTCTCCATCAAAACGATGTCTTGATTGAGTGACTTTTCTACAATGCCCCACGGCGTCTTTGTCAATGCGACGTGTGGCTGCAATTTAATTTTCATGGCCTAATGCCCTTTTCGAAAAGGTTGTTGTTTAGGAGGTAGTTGCCTTGGTGTATGTTGGCCCGGTGTCGCCGTTGTACTGAAACTCACATTCGCCAAACATCACTTCACCGAGCTTACCATCTGGTAGCTTGAGGTCGGTAAACTGCGCCGTGCCAGCCAGGTTGGCCGCTGCCACGTTGCCGGTGAAAAGCGGGTAAGTGATCGTCATAGTCTCAGCAGCACCACCAACTACAGGTGCAGTAGCTGAGGCGACGAAAACATACTTGAGCTTGCACTTGCCGATCTTCTTCAGGTCGCTGGAAATCAGCTCTTGAAAGTCGGTGGTTGCAAGCGTGGACACGTCGAGCATATCTATCGTGATTGCTCCGACTGTGATTTCTGTAACTGATAGGCTCAGTGATGACGCGCCGAATGTGGCTGTCATCCCTTGGCCTGTATCGCCGATTAGTGCCATCGCATTATCCTTTCAAAAAGTAAGCCTATATTTCGAGTAGCGCCTTGGTGTAAGTCGGCCCGGTATCGCCGTTGTACTGAAACTCACATTCACCAAACATGACTTCACCGAGTTTGCCGTCGGGTAGCTTCAGGTCCGTAAACTGAGCAGTACCTGCAAGTGTTGATGCAGTGGAATGCCCGGTGAAAAGTGGATAGGTAATCGTCATTGTCTCCGCGGCCGCGCCAACAACAGGTGCGGTAGCCGAAGCGACGAATACAAACTTCAGTTTCACCTTTCCTATTTTTTTGAGGTCACTGGAGATTAGTTCCGAGAAATCCGTAGACGCTAATGCACTCACATCCAACATGTCGAGCGTTCTAGTGCCTATGGTTATTTCGGTTATGGCAAGCGATAACGACGACGCGCTAAACGTCGCTGTCATCCCTTGGCCTGTGTCGCCAATCATCTAGCTATTCCAAATACGAAAGTCTCAAATCAAATTCGGCGATATACCGCCACGTTTCACCGCCGTCGGTTGGTGTTTCAACAAAGCAGCTTAACCCCTCCTCGATCACCGTCCCGCGAAAGTCCACGCCACCACTCACACCCTTGAGCGTTGCTATCCCGCAGTTCTTAATTGCCCGCGCCAGTGTCGTTGCCGCCGAGTGAGTCTGTGCAAAGCTGGTTATCTGCACTCGCGACTGCACTATACCTGCCCTGTCGCTGAGTAGCCCTGTTTCGGTACTGTCGATTATTCTGTAAGTTGCAGCGGCCCCGCTTGCTAGGTTGCAATCTTGCGGTAGCACGTGTGGGTAAAGCCTTGCAGCGTCTCCCGAGCCGATCAGTGTGGTTACTGCCGCCTTGGAAAGTATGTAGCTACATAGGGCCTCTTCCATCGCTGCCATTGGTTATGATCTCATATTTTCATCGATCGAATTTTTCAAGCTCGCTTCCATCGCTGAAAGTTGTTCGCTTTTTGTTTCGTCGAACGCTTTTACGATCCAATTTCGAGTGTCGCGAAAATGTTTCACCGCAGAAGCCTTGCCCCACAACACATGAACTCGCGGCTTCTCTTGCATGAAATGAGCCATGTTGCCCTGCGGGCTCTTCGGTCCGACTATTGCCCACGCTCCGCTTTCGTACTTGATTACCTTTTGCCGCACTGTCTGCTTGAGCTTTGCGGTCCAAATGCCTTTTGACTTTTTACTTTGCTTCTTGCGCGAGTCGCCTTTTGGGTTTTTCCTGCTATCTGGCGCAAGCGTGACTGCTCGCCGCGCTACGATCTTCGCCGCTGCACCGACTGCCTTGTCGGTTGGACCGCCTGCCGCCACCACCAACTTTGGCAAGCGATCTAGCAGTGCNNAACCTTAACGCTAACCGACACTTGGCACCGCCTTGCAGTGGAGGTCAATAAAGCGATTGATTCCGTCGATGTGATCGACCCTTGCAATACCGTAATTAGTTCCGCGAAAAATGATTTGCTTATCTACTGCGTAGTTGCTGCGATGGGTGACGGTAAACACCGCGACAACACCCGCTTCCACCTGCCGCCCGCGATTTGTTTCACCACCACTAACGCTCGAATATCTCGCTGGCTGATCTGTCAATTCATCGGCCCATGTGACGACTGGCTGCCTGGCAGCGTCCACAGTTCGCGTAGGCTCTTGCAATGTGATCCTGTGCCGCAGATCAGATAGCCGCATTCCCTTTCGTTCGCCGACAATCATGGGTAAGTACTCCGCAAAAACTGTTGAACTAATCGCTTGTACGAGGCCATGTCTCCGGTC